ATGTAGATAAGTTATTTACATTTATATTTGACAGTATGCAGTTTTCAATTATTTGTTTTATAGTTTCAATATTATCTACAATTGAATCGGTTTCTTTTGCCATTAATAGCAATTTTTCTTCTTTTACTAGAAATGGTCTATATTTTATTGATTTGTTAGTAGATGGTATTATTAATTTATATATCGGTGTCACTATAGTAGGTAAAGTCATAATTATTTTTTATCCTTGTTGTTTAATTGATATTATTGTTTCCGATGAATAGGTTTTAAATCTAAATGTTAACATTAATGTTCGGATGTTAAGTTAATTGGAACTTCCACCCACTTCCTATATGCAAATGTTATTGGTATTGTACTTGCCTCTGCATTGGAATAGGAGTATGAAATTTCTCCTATTCCTGTAGGATATGCATCTACGAATTTAACTATATGTATTTTTTCATTCTGATTGTTAAGTGTGGTGACATGTATTTCAGTAACATAATCATCGAAATATCTTAATTTTGATGAATTGTAATTATATATATAGTTCATCCAATCTGAAATTATATCACGTTCAATCATGTTTTGTGATAATAGTATATTAACTTGAAGATCTTCATATGTCATTGCATATGGTATTTTTTTAAATGGTCCGTAATGTTTCACTTCTTTTGTTGAGAGAGATTTTCCTGGTAATTCGAATGAGTCTATGCGTAATGACATATGACGCAAATCTTCATGGTAACCGAATAGTGGAGATGATAATCCGTCCGACAGTGATTTTTTTGGAGCAATAGTTATGATATATCTGTTAGAAAATGATAGACCAGCCCGATTGATATTTGACCTAAAGTTAGTTATAGAGAAATCTGACATTATGTTTACCTTTAATTTCTATTCCATATTTTTGATGGAGATGATTTTTTAAATTTCTGTACTGGTAGAAAGATTGCAATATCCCATTCGTTTGCGTCTATTTGCATAAAGTTACTTCTAACGTGACTAACCAGATACCGTTTTAAGCATGGTTTTATTATATTATATTTAGATATCTTTTGTAATACCGAATAAGATAAAGCCAACTTTGCATTTTTCCCATACCGCTTATCATTCACAATTGTTGATAGTGACTCCATAATCAAAAGCCTGTCACGCGGGGAAACGTAATGAAGGTTAATCCCTAAGAACCCGCCCTTATTTATGTCCACAACGAATATCAACGGAAACTCATCGTAGTAAGGTAGTGTCTTAGAGTGTTTGGGGTTGTAGTAGTAACAATACATTTTCCCTACAGTTATTCTTGAAGAAAACCTGTCCTTGTCCATCATCAACGACTTTCTGTTTATCCCAGATTGTCTTACTTTTTTTCTGAACCATTCGCGAGACTTGTTTGTGTTTGCCTTTATACCTGTTGAAGACAGACGGTTTAGTAGTTGTTTAAAATTTTGCATTATAATATATGTTCTTCAGTTAAAATTTTGAATTCCCAGTTTTTCTTTGCACAGTATTTAAGGGCGTGTTTCCATTTGGAAGTATTTATTGTCCATGTTCTTATTTCGGATAAGTATGTAGTATTTTTTTTCCTACCCTTCTCTGGTCTTTTTGTTTGACTTGACGGTTTTATTTCGATCATTATTATTTTTGTTGATTTTTTAGATTTTACTTTTATGATAAAATCTGGGTAATACCTGTGATATTTATTGTCTATGGGTGAGACATACGGGACATATAATTCTTCTGATGCCCATTCAATTATTGATGAGTTGGTATCACAATATTTCATAAATCTTCTTTCCCATGATGAACGGTAAATTATATTGGTAATATCTCCAATGTATTTTTGTTTGTTATGTGGTATATATCTACCTTTATGGTATTTCATAACTGTTATGACTTATAAATAATAATAATAATATTCATAATTATATTTATAAAACGGACACATAAGATGCCAGGAACTAATAATGAGCGATAAACCCGAATATAAAATCCGGCAATCTCAAAATAAAAGGAATACCGCCGACCTTTTAAAGTATCCAGAAACAATAGGGATTCCTCATACACATGATGATGGTTTAGAAGAGATTCGTGTTTGGTTGGAGTTTAAAGACTCGTCCGAAGGCCAGTATGAGAAATATGCTGGCGAAAAACGTAATTGGGTGATTGATAAGGGGGATGATAAATCATTAGCAATAACTAAATCTGCATTAAAGAGTAACATTGCTGTTCATTTATATATCCCGCCTGTGATAAATGTAAATGGTGGGGTCAATTGGGGAGAAGCTGAGTTTTCGGGTAGTTTTGGTGCCGCGAGGACTAACAAACATGGTGATTTTGGAGGTTCGGCTGACGCTATCGAAGGAAAACTTAGAAATATGATGGGGTCGTTTACCGATGGGGATGAAGCTGGTATTGATTTTCAGAAAAAACATGGGGTGATACAAAATATGAATAAACAGTTATTATTTGAGGGTGTGGGTATGAGAACATTTGAGTTTGAGTTTGAGTTTGTACCTAAAAGTAAAAATGAGGCAGAAGTAGTTTATAAAATTGTTAAGTGGTTTCGTGCTAGAATGTATCCTAATTTTAATAATGTTTGGTATACAGTACCAGATTCAATATCTATAAGATTTAAATCACCCGGTAGTACAGATAACGGTCTAGAGAAATTGCCCAGGATTAAAGATTCGGTTATAACTTCGTGTAATATAACATATGGTTCTGAGGGTGTATTTGGTATGATGGAGGGTGATACAGAATACCCCTATAGCACTACCATGACATTATCGGTACAAGAACTTGAAATAATTACGTCAGATGACGTAATGGATGAAGACGGGGGTTATTAATGTTTATTTATATGCCAGAACTTATACGTCCAGAGTTAAAGTTAAATGTAACTGATATTTCTGGGAAGATGTTATACGGATATACTAATTATGATGGTATACCAAGACAAGTTAAAAATATATTTACATCCGTTGATATTAATGATATATGGTTGAATGCATTTGATACTTGGTATGATTACACGGTTAAAGATAAGGATACCCCTGAAAGTATATCAGCTGATTATTATGATGACCCTTCATTATATTGGGTTATATTAATGTTAAATGATATTAATAATATATATGATGAATGGCCTAAACCTGTTAGTGCGGTTGAACGTAGATTAAAATCAAAATTTGGTGATATTAGAAATGCACGTGTGAATATCCACCATTATACTCATATTATAAAGAAATATGATATAACCGAAACCACATATAAGTTTATAGATGATAAAATTAAAAGGAATGAGTTTAAACCTGTGAGTGAATATGAATATATGATGGATCAGAATGATAAAAATAGAAAAATACGATTATTACGACCAATGCATATTACCAACTTTATCCTAACACTTCAAGAAACTTATAATTTATATGGTTAATATATTATGACAACTTCCAACATTACATTTAATGCTTATAAGTTTTGGGCATTAGACTTGACTTCATATGATTCATCTACAACTTATGATTTAAGAGAATGGTTTAAGGAGGTGAGAATATATGAAAGTATGTTTACATCTTCTATGCATGTTGATATCATCATACAAGATCCTGAGAATATGTTAGTTACATTACCAATAGTAGGTCAGGAGACGGTGAATATATGGCTACAGTCAGAACTTAATAGTGCTGAAATTTTAAAGTTGAGTATGAAGGTGTATTCCGTAACTGATATAAAGACAGTTAACGAGACTATAGAATATGTATTGCAGTTGGTTACTACTGACTTTACTATGAATTTTGAAGAAAAGATATCAAGACATGTATCTGGATATGGAAGTTCTATTGCAAGTGATATATTTAACGAAAGTGATATTGATTCAAATAAATTTATATCAGTTGAACAAAGTATGGACGAACATGACTTAGTTATACCTAATATGTCTCCTTTTAGGTGTATAAATTGGTTGTCTTCTAGGTGTCATAATGATACTAGTACATCTTATGTATTTTTTGAGAACAATCGTGAATATATGTTTAAGTCGATTGAATCATTTTTCGATGAGAGTATTAAATATAAATATCGGGGCTCTGGTAAGAATGTTAATAGCTATGGAACTATGAAGAATCAAGAAGAAGAAAATAGGTCATTAATATCATATAAAGTTATATCCAGATTTAATGTTATAGATAATATAACCAAGGGTATGTATGCATCTGGTGTTATGAGTTGTGATGTTGTACATAGAAAGGTTAAGAAAACAACACATTCGTGGTATGAAGATTCTGAGAAGTATCAAGTTAGAAAAAGAGAAATAAAGAGTCGGTTATACCCATTAATGAGTAAGAATCCAAACTCTATGTTGAAATATTATCCTGATAATGTTATGTTAGTTCCACACAATCAGTTAAATAAATATAATATATCAGATAATATTTTAAAATATAATTATGGTAATCAGTTATTTGATAATTTAAAGATGAATATAGAAGTTTCCGGTAATACTTCACTAGCTGTTGGTGACTTATTAGAAATAGAAATTCCGGTAAAACGTCCTGGAAATGAGGTTGTTCGTGATGAGATTTATGCTGGTAAGTGGTTGATTATAAACATAACACATATAATAACTAGAGATTCATATATTATGAGTATTGATGTAGCTAAAGACAGAATAGGATTAAATTTATAATGAATTCTTATATGGGTATGAATAATTTCATATGGTTTCATGGTATTGTTGAAGATACCGATGATCCATTAATGATTGGTAGGTGTCGTGTACGTGTTATTGGATTACATGATAACAATCGTTCTATGTTGCCAACTGACAAGTTACCGTGGGCGAGTCCTATGATGCCAATAACATCGGCATCAATTGGTGGTATTGGTATATCTCCAACCGGTATTATGTTGGGTTCGTGGGTTGTTGGATTTTTCAGAGATGGTGAGAGTGCCCAAGACCCAATAATGATGGGTACTATTCCTGGAATACCGTCTGGTCCAGATGAGGATGAATTGGATTATGGTGATCCAACAGAAGTATATCCATATAAAGAAGAAACGTCACAATACAATAGTGTTCTTAATGAATCCGATGTTAATAGATTAGCTAGAAGTGTAGTTGACGATACTATAGTAACAAATAAAAAATCATCAGTTATTAATAATTCTTTATTTTCAGAGCCACCAACTAAATATGCTCCTACCTATCCTGATAATAAAGTATTAAGCACTGACTCAGGACACCATCAAGAATTTGATGATACTCCTGGTGCTGAAAGGATTCATACTTATCATAAGAGTGGTTCTTTTGAAGAATATCATCCTAATGGTGATAGAGTAACTAAAATAGTTGGTAATGACTATGAAATAGTATATGGAGATAAGAATTTACATGTCTCTGGTAATCTCAATATATATGTTAACGGTTCTGTTAAAATAAAAGTAAACGGATCGTGGGATGCAAAGGTTGGTGGGTCACATACAACTAACAGCGGTGGGAATATGAAAAAAACTGCACCGAAAATCAATTTAAACTAGTAAAGTAGTTAATTATATGAATAAACGATATGAGAAAAAATTCCAATACTATGATATTGATTTGAAATTTAGAAAGTGGGAATCTGTTATGAATAACGGACAGACTGATTGGGAAATTGATTTAAATGAAAAGGGTATATCTAATAATGACATAACCCATATGACTTCATATTCATCAATAAATCAATCATTAAGGAATATATTATTAACCAATATATATGAAAGACCATTTGATATCAATTTCGGTGGTAATGTGTATAGTCAATTATTTGAGAATATAGATGATATTTCTTTAATGTCTCATTTATCTGACATTATACGTGAATTAGTATCACGATATGAAAGACGTGTGGATATTGTTGATGTATCGTTTGCTGAGGGGAAGTTTCAGAATAATAAACATATTATAAATATTACAATAGAATATGTCATCCCGACATCCGATCACGTAATACGTTTTACATTTCCAATAGAGAGAATAAAGTAACCATTATGTCAAATATAAAACTTACAGAATTAGACTTTGATAATATAAAATCAAGTATAATTAATTATATGAAGAGTCATCCGGATCAAACATTTAACTCATATGATTTTGAGGGGTCTGGGTTAAATACGTTAATAGATTTGTTGGCATATAATACCCATCACCAGGCATTTTATTTAAACATGGTAGCTAATGAAATGTTTTTAGATACTGCTAAACTTAGAGAGAATGTAGTATCTAAAAGTAAATTACTTGGATATATGCCGAAATCGAATAAGAGTGCAACTGCTATTGTTGATTTAGTTTTTAAAGTAAAGGCATCGGTGATAGATGATTTAACTACAGATAGTATGTTTATTTCTGATGAGGTTCTAGATATTAATGGCAATGTCAAGAAGATTATTAATAATAAATTCCCAATTAGTACTGGTGATGTATTTACTTTAAATTCTAATACGGGAAAGGGTAATATTCATTATTATACTCCTAAGTATGTACAATATGCTAAGAAGGATATTGATATACTGTATGAGGCACCACATGATTATTATGTATATAGATTAGATAATATGGTATTGGTTCAGGGTAATCAGGTAGAAGAAGTTTTTATTATTAATAATGAAGATATTAATCAACATCATCTTATATCTAATCAAGACATTGACACGACAAGTATGGTAGTTACGGTTAGACCGAATGAAACCTCAATTGAGTCAAATATATATACATTGGAAGATGATAATATGAAATTGGATTCTGAGTCCAAGGTTTATTTTTTACAGGAGTCATATAATGAACAGTATGAAATATATTTCGGTGATGGTATATTAGGTAAATATATACCAACTGGGTCTATTGCAAATGTTAAATATATTAACTGTTTGGGTAGTATCGCCAATAATAAATCTGGTGATATGAATTGGGTTACACCACCACCACACGTTCCTGCTCCATCCATTTCAGCATCAGTAGTTGGTAAGACTTGGGGTGGGTATGATAAGGATGATATAAAGACTATTAAACATTCAGCTCCCAGAGAGTTTTCTACACAACGGCGTGCAGTTACTGCTGAGGATTATAGAGAAATATTACGACAAATATATCCAAATATAGATTCTATTAATGTTTGGGGTGGTGAAGAAAATGTACCACCCATGTATGGTAAGGTTTTAGTATCAATAAAACCAAAGAATTCTTTATACCTATCAGACCATGAACGTGATAATATAGAATTTAAATTAAAGAGGAATCATTCAGTAATTGGCATAGTGCCTATGTTAATGAGTCCGACATATATTAAAATTAATATCAATACATTAGTTAAATATAATACACAATCTACCCTACTATCGGAACCTGATATAGTGGAAATGGTTAGTACTAATATAATGGAATACTCAAATGATGTGTTGAATAGTTTCGGAGACTACTTTAGATATTCTAGGTTTCTATCTATTATAGATGACACTCATCATTCAATATCCAATAATGTCACAACTGTGTCTGTATCAATTTCACATGAAATTCATGAATCTAAAATTAGTTATGTATCTAAGTTTTCTAATAGGATTAAACGTGGTACTATAACATCTACTAAATTTAAGTTGATCGGTGACGATAGGGAATATTTATTTTCAGATGATAAGGTGGGTAAGTTAGTGGCATATACTCATGATGGTGAGGGGAATAGGTATGATAATCCATTTGTGATATCTGATATTGATTATGATACTGGTATAGTAACTATCCGAGATATTATATTACAGAAAGAAGAAGATGCAACTGATATAACTATTACTTGTGTATTAGAATCACCTGATATTTATGCAAGGGAAAATCAAATATTATATATTGATGTGATTACATTGAATGTTAGAGCAAAGTCTAATGAGATATATACGTTAGATAACAGTGTACATTCTGTTAAGATATTATGAAAAAAATGAACTTTATAAATCATATATCGGAGGGTATTAGAACACAGTTACCGATGTGGATGTCGGTAGATAATGATGAAGGTGAATATGATAATTTTATACAATTCCTAGAATTGTATTATGAGTGGATGGAACGTGAATATGGACAAATTGACTTGTTATCACGTATTACTGAATTTTCAGATATAGATTATACTATAGATATATTTATCGATCAATTTAAATCTGAATTGGCATCAACAATACCCGATGTAGTATCTTTACAACGATTTAGAGATGAAGTGTCTCCAAAGAATATATCATCTTCATCTAATCGAACATTTAATAAAATAACATATGAGTCAGACAATTTCATATCAAATGGTGTGGTGTCAATATATGATTTATCATATTATGAACCATCATATTATGAGGACTTAGATGTTAAAGTTAAAGTTAAACTTATTAAGGTGTATGTTAATAGTTATGATTTTATAGATGTTGGTGTATTAAGTAATCAAATTTCAGATACATCAAGTACATATAGTGAAATATCTGAGTATAACAATAGAATAACGATGGATCGTGATGATATACTTAAATCGTTGTCATTTAATCCTAATTATAAAGTTATAGAGTTGCCAGAATTTATCTTTAAAATCGAAGAAACAACGATAGTTGATCCATCAGACGATAGTAAGAGTTTAATATTACAAAAAGGTAGGATATCTGATGTTATATATGATGGAGAATCTAGTGGATGGACAGATGGTATATTTTATGTTAATGTTGATAATAAGGGTGGTGTTTTATCAATTAAAGTAGAGAACTCATATATAACATCAGTTAATAAAGTTAATGGTGGTGATGGGTATACTGATATTAAAATGACTGATGTAGATTTTTTTAATAATCAAGATGAGGCTGGATATGGTATGCATACTGAGTATGCTATAGCACCAAAATCATATTTCACATATAATCTAAGTGGATCAATTGATACTATTTTTACCGATGGATATAATGGTTATTTTTTAACCGATGGGGTATATTATGTGGACGTTAATGGTGGGGATAATAACGGACAAGTAATAATGACGGTAGTAGATGGTGGGGTTAATGGTTATAGTATAGGATATGGTGGTACTGGTTATACTAACGAGACTCCTGCTAAGATTAATTTTCTTTCTGGATATTTGACAGGAACTGTAGTAATATCACATACGAACCCTGGTTCACCCCAAAGTGATTTTGAGTATGATACTGGAATAGTTATAAGTTATGGTAATGTTTTTAAAATTCAACCAGACAGTATAATTGGTAGTGGTGGTGGAACGTGTGTTGTATATGCTTCATTTGATAATGGTTCTACATGGTTGAATTTTACTACAAATGAGTTGAATGGTCCACGTTTATTTATACCAGATGAGGTTAGAACTAAATTAAATAATTCCGTAACTCTACGTATTAAGGTTGAGAATTCCTTATATTCTTTTATCAGTTTAACGATTAAAATTCTTCAATATCATGGTAGTACCGATTATCAAGTTTTAGACGATAGTAATTATATAGTAGATGGCAATACTCTCAGGTTTTTAAATGGAAATGATATTGTTACTCTTAAGTCACAAGTAGTATTTAAAGTCGAGTATACAGTTAATAGAGAATATTTTAGTGAAGAGTCGGCTTCCACTGATGAGACTACAATGCCGGTGAAGGCTAGGTATAGTAATAAGAAACAATTTCTTAAGTTTATGAAAGAGTTTTATAGAAATAAAGGTTCAGAGAAATCATACGAATTTATATTTCATGCATTTTATAATAAAGATGTGAATTTTTTCTATCCCAAAAATCATTTATTTAAACCAAGTAATAATATATGGGTGTCTGATACAAGTATACGTTGTGTTCCTTATAGGGATGCCGATGGGGTTATGACTAACTATAATAATGTGAATTATAATCCAGTTGATGTTGTAGGTGTAGTTAGTGGTACTACGGCAACCGTTGATAGATATGTAACACATAATATAAACGGATTATATGCCATTGAGTATTTCTTATCTAATATACAACATGGAGAGTTTCTTACTAAAGAAACAG